ACCCTGAGCTATACCCTTTCCGATATTACCAATTTTACCAAGCTTGGCGAATTGTCCCGACGCTGTTCTAAAACTTTTAAGTCCGGAAAAACCGGCAGCAAAAGCGCTTTTGATATTTTTTATACCGTTAGTTAATGGCTTAAAGGCCTGGCCAATAGCGCCTTTGATATTTTTTATACCGTTACTTAATGACTTAAAAGCCTGTTCAATATCTTTACCGGTTTTGGTAACTTGCCCCCCTAAATTACTAAAAAACCCTCTGACACTTGAAGTAAGCGATTTGACAAATGGTATCTTATTAAGTAACTTAAAAACTCCAACAAAGAGCGTTTTCCATTGACCGTATACGCCTTTTACAATTGGTGTGACTGCTTTAAGAAGACCCTTCCCTATAATTTTAATCAATTTTGCTAACGATTCTGCTATACCAACAACAAAACCAGCACCTAATCCAATTAATGCAACAGGTATTGCTAATAAAGCTAGTAGACCGCCCTCCTCGGGACTATCAATCTTACCTAGGTCTTCTGTATTTTCTAATATCCCTTCAAGTGCCTCTAAAGTTTGTTCTGCAATGGCCTGGGCTTCTTTCTTTTCTTCTAAGGTCTTTAATTCATTACCAGTTAAAATTTCTTGTAGTTGGATTAATTCTTTTCTTTGGTCTTGGGATAATTTTATTGAATCGTCAAGAAGCTGACTCTGAATCTTCTCTGCGAAGATACGATTCTCGTCTATGGTTTTAGCAGTCTCATTTTGCTCTTTAAGGTTATCTGCTAGTTTTGCAAAACCTGATAATTGGTTATCTTCTGCCATGTTTACTCCTTAAATTATTTCTTATTCCCAAATGCCTGTGAACCAAAGAATGCCGCTACGATACCTGCAACAGCCACAAAATAAGTTGCTGCCATATCTCCTAGTATTTTACTTGCTGATTCCAGACCAACTAATACTGCTAATACAACTGCAAAGGGATATAATAACATACCACCCAATGCAAACCATGCCATTTTTCTTTGGCCATCTCTCATTGCATCTGCATCTTCAAGTTCCTTTCTTTTGAACTCCATATACATTTCTTGTTCTTTTCGGCTTACTTTGCCGTCACCATTTGTATCTGCTGGGTGGTGATCACTTGCCTTAATTTCTTCTTCGGCCACTATGTTATCCTTTGATTCTCTCTTTTAATTCGATCATTCTCTTCCTTTATCCACTCTTGTAAGAGCGAAACATAAATCTCCCTCTCCCAAGGTAACATATTGTCTAGTTCAGTCAGACTATATTGATGATGCTGCATCATCGCAAAGTTAGTCTTATAATGGTTGACTAAACTATCATGAGAGAGGCCTACGTAAAAAAACTTTGTAGTCCTCTTAACTCCGTTTCATTTTCTGTGCTACAATTTGAGCACTTAAATGATATTACCGATTTTAGTGCCGGCATATTTTCAAAGAAAGCAGAAATATTTTGAAATTGTTGAGTGTTTAATGATTCAATAAACTCTTTCATTTGTTTCGGCCCTTCATTCTTTGCAGTATAAACACCATCGTCGTCAAATACACTTACGATACATTTCATGATAATATCAAATGCTGATTCAATACTTTGCTCTTTATCTGGATCAATATTTGATACATCATCAAAAGATGGATATCTCATTTCAACCCCTACAGAGTCCGTAAGCATGATAACATTATTTTCATCTGGTACATCTACTGAAATTTCATCAAAATTTACAGTCACGTCATTTTGTGTTTCACATTGATCACATTTAACTTTAAGTCCGATTGATTCTCCTACAGATTTTGATCTGAGATCCAAGAATAAACTTTCTATATCAAATGTGGCCAGACTATTTACATCAATATCATCCAAAATACAAGATGATATCATTTCCTCTGTAGCCCGTACAATCTGTTTCTGATCGTTGGACTCTAATGCTATCATTAACACTTTTTCTTCTTTTACAAGATAAGGTCTAAATGCAACCTTTTGACCTGTTGAAGGAATAGTTGTTTGATAACTGGCACTATTCAGTTTTGGTAAAGCCATATTATAATCTCCTAATTATATAATTCCTGATACAGCACTTTTTATTGCAGATACAATAGAAGAAACTGGTCCTTCAGGTACATAGTTTTCGTAACTAAATGTCACGCTTAGTTTTTGGACAGTAGATTCGCTATTATTGTCCAAAGTAATACTTGCAACGGTAGTAGGAAAGGCTTTTTCTAACCTAACACCATATACAGGTAGGTTCTTCTCATTTAGTTGCTGTATTACAACATCAACTGCGAAATCATCTTTAAACTTTGCTCGATAATTTTCAACATCAAAACAATCTTTTAACCAATCGTCAAACATACTCTTAATATAATAATCATTGGTCAGTAAAAAACTAGCTGTTACATCCTCATTAATAATACCATAGGGTATTTTAACTGTTTGTTTTTCGGCAATATATTCTATGGTACTAATCTGTCTGCCTGGTAATGTAACATTTTCTGCAAGTAAGGATATATCTCTTGGGTCATTAATAAGTGATCCAGCACCACCTCCAGAACTCCAAGAAGACAGAACTCCACCGGACAAATTAAGAATACCACTTGCGGGTGATGAAAAGATTAAATTAAATCTATTGGCCTTTGCAAGACCACCTCTTTTACTAATTGTGCTTTTTAAAGTGTCTATAGACATTATCTTGATCGTCCTCCTGATGCTCCATAACTTCTTCTTGATGCTCTCCAAACTGTAATATCTTTTACTTTTGCAAACTGTTGTACAGGTAAGAATACTGCTATTTCCCAATCTGTCATAGGCACTCTTACTATTTTTGATTTTACTTTACTTCCTAAATATCTTTTCCAACATGGTTTAAATTCTTTATATTTCTTTGAAGCGGCCAGTAATTTATACCTTAATTTCAATCTTGTCGTATCGTTAATGTTCTTTGGTGCTGTCGCCATTAGTTCATCTAGGAATAGCGCACGGACTCCAGGCGAGAGGTAATGTAAATTAAGTCCACTAAACCCATTGGATTCAGGCTGTACTATGATGGTTAATGGAAACCTATCATAGTATGGTAATTCATTTTTAAATTTTGGATCATAGAAATACATATACATATTACCAGCAATGCCCTTTGATCCTGGATCCAATGCGGGATCCTTTAATAGTTTCTTTCTATCAGGTATTGCAAGTTTTTTGACATTCTTTTGAAACCATAATTGTGAACGTCTTGTCCTAGCAGTAACACCTGCTCTTTGTGCGTTTGCCTGTAATGTGTCGAATAAACTACCCATAATAGTATTTATACTAGCCTTTAAGTAGTTTTATTCCCAGATTGGTTAAAGTGTCTTCGGTCCATATCTGAAATTTCCAACCTTTATGGTTGGCATATTGTGTGGCCGCTTGCCACTTAGATGTGTTTTTGATGTAAGTTGTTACCTCTTTGATATATCTTTTGGTTTTTCTCTTACCTTTTGGAGGTACCGTTTCTCGTTTTGGTTTAATTTCTACCAGAATAATATCTTTATTATCCAATTCAACCAATAAGTCGACATAATACCTATGGAGTTTATTATCAGTTTTACATTTATAGGGTACAACAATCTCTTCCGAGTTCCATTTCTTTACTCTCGGATTTGATTCACACCATTTAAATGCCTGTCTTTCCCACAGGGATCTATAAATAACCTTAGTAGGATCACCTAGGTATTTTTTAGTGTTCTTAATTGTGTATTTCCCTTTGTAAGCCATTATAAATACTCTTATACTGTAAATACTTATTTATAAGGTAAAAATATGTCAGGCCCAATTTTATGCTTCCCAATGTCTTTAAGAGGCAAAGCTGCGCAAGGAAAATCACACGTTCGGTTTAAAATCGACAACCACGGAGATCCAGTGGAATGTGATTCTATTCATTTATTTGTACCACAGGGGTTCAGCATGCCAGATTCTGCTAGTTATAGCACTATGGACTTAGGTCTTATTGGAGCAGCTATTGAGTCGTCTGGAGAGCTAACCGCCGCAGATGCCATTTCTC